TCGACACGCCGGTGTTTTGCGCCGTCTTGGTCACGGCATCCAAAACCATATCCAAGTCCTTGGCGGACAAGCCGTATTTTTCGATGGCTTGTTTTGCGCCAATGGTGGACGCCGTCACATCGGCATCATTGATTTGCGCAAACTTAATCATCTTTTCCGACGCTTGCTCGAGGCTTTGGCCCGTCAATCCAAATTGCGTGTTGATCTCACCGATGGCGTTTCCGACCTCGTCAAAGGACGCGGGCATGTTGCTTGCCACGTTTCTAAAACTTTCTTCGAGTCCCTTCGCGGCTTCGCCCGTCGCTCCCGTTTTGGAGATGACGGTGTCGAGGCCCGCGTCGACCTCATTAAATGCGGCGACGGATAAACCCGCCGCGGCGGCGATGGGAGCGGTGACACCTTTGGTCATGCCCTCGCCGACTTTGGTCATTTTGTCGCCGGTGGTTTGTAGCTTGTCGCCGACGTCTTTCCATTTGTTGTTGGTCTTTGTCAGCTCGCCTTGTAAGGATTTGAGTTGGTTCTCGGCCTTGATCACTTCGCGGGTGAGGGCGTCGTACTCGTCCTGGCCGATGTCGCCACGGGCCAGGGCTTCCGCGGCTTGTTCTTGGGCTGTTTTCAGGGTCTCGAGCTTTTTCTTCGTGTTTTCCACAGATTCTGCAAGCACGCGTTGTTTTTGTGCCACCAGTTCCGTGTTGCCCGGATTAAATTTCAGGGATTTCTCGATGTCTCTTAATTCCTTGTTGAGGTCTCGCGAGTTTTTATTGACGTCTTTTAGCGCGCGATCCAGTTTTGTTGTATCGCCGCCAATCTCGATCGTGATTCCCTTTATGTTTCCCGCCATGTCTCACCTCCGTTCCAATAAAAAAGGACCCCGAAGGATCCTTTAAAATCTGTCAAAGTCTTTTTGAGATGCGATTTTCGTGTCTTTCTCCCGCTCTTCGGCGGGCTTGTTGATCTCATTGTATGTCTTGCAGTAGTCGACGATCTGGCCGATAGTCATCGTCTCAAAGTCCCGCAGCGTTAATCCGCGGGAGATTGCGCCGGCCATAATCATTTCGATGTCGACTTTCGGGGCGTTTTCTTCGGGGGCGTCGTCGTCCCCTTCAACTTTTTTTTAGAGAGAAGGGACGAGAAGAGCATCGGGAAAACTTGGATCGCGATGTCGACGATTGGAAATTCGTCAAACTCGCCGAACCACTTCATCGGCTCGGGGATCTCGTCGTCGGCGCACTTCGCCATTGTCCACAGTAGATTCATGATGTCGATCAGCTCTAAACTGTAAACGCCTTCCAGTGCTGTGGAGATTGTCTCGGGCGTTAGGACGAGGGATCCGTCTTTAAATGAGTCCTCCGTAAACATCCCGTCCGCGCTCCCGATCACCTCAGATAGGAGAGGCATAATGATCGTTAGGATGTCGGCGTTAAAATTGGCTTTGTAGATGAGCGGGAAGGAAGCGGACGCTTTAAAGCGCACCTCTTTACCGTCGATGGTGATTGTTTTTTCCATGGCTTATGCCTCCGGATTGGGTACGACAACGTAAGGCGCTTTAAAAAAGTCGTCGTAACCGGTCGCGCCTTCATTGAGTTTTGCTTTGACGATTTTGGTGTCTGTCGCCGGGATCGCCTTAAGGCTGATCTTATCCGTTTTCGGATCGGTTTTATCCTCTTTGGTTTGTCCTTCCACCGACGGGCGGGAGCTTGTCACGTGGTAAAAGATGTGACGTGTTTTATTTTTGTCGCCGTCAAATTCAAAGGCCAAAGCGTAAGGCACGGACTTTGCATCCGCTTTTTCCACGATGGCGCCGTTTTTGTCTTTCATACTCCCGAGGATCTTGACCTCAAAATCCTCGGGGATCAGGGCGATTTCCAGATCGCCCGAGTAGCCATTATTGGAAAACTCGGACCAGTAAATCACGTCGTCGGCGTAAAACTCATTGGAGTCGCCTTCCGCGTCCAGGGACAGATTGACCGCGCCGGGCACTTTGATAACATCGCCAAATGTTACGCCGCTCTCTTTATCATCGGTGATGGGAAAAACGTGTACGTTTTTGAGCCCAAATTTTACTTTGTTTGCCATTTTTTCCTCCTCAAATGTAGTACGGGATCATAAAGACCTTTTCCGTGTCAATATACACGTCGTAGCCTTTTTCCCATACGATTCCCGCGGCGTCCAAGAGATCTTCCAATCTCTCTTCCAGCGCCACGTCTTTTTTTCGTACATAAAGCTCAATGTTCCAATGGGATTCTTTGTCGTACACCACGTCGTCCGCCTTAAAGTTGCGGGAGCCCGTGCCGTAGTAGACGATAAAGGGCACAATGCCCGGTTCGGGATTGACAAAGTAGCCCACCGGTTTCCCGAGCGGTTTTAAAAGTTCCACAGGATTGATCTTATCCATGCTCAATCCCCCTTCGCAGCTCGTCCTCAAATGCTTTAATCGCTTTCTGTTCCGCCGCGCCGATGTGTGGACGGGCGGGGACATCGCGGCCGCCGTTGACTCTGGCGTGGCCAAACTCTAAAAGGTGGGTCAGGCGGTACCGCTTTTTATTCCACACCACCGCCGATTTGCTCCGCGTGGCGGTCTTGCCTTCCTTCACGGCCCATCCTTCGGAGTATTTTCCCGATTTGTGAGGACTTGAGCTTTTTAACTCGTTGACGGTTTCCTTCGCCACTTTGTCCACGGCCTTTTCGACGACCTCATTCGCGAGGTCGTATTGCTCTTTCATAGCCTTCTCGATTTCGGCGGCAAGATCAATCGACATTGGCCACCTTCCTTTCGCAGACGAGTTCGAGCCGGTCAAGCGTGCGTTGGTACGTCCGGATGATGGAGTATTCCACGCCGTCGCAGATTAAGAGATCGGCGCCGCCAAATTCCGCTGCGTAGATCTCAAAGACAAAATCGGGCTTCAATCCTTGATTGCCCGCCCGATAAAATTCAGTTTGCCCGACGGACATTCGCTCGGCAAAGACCGTCCATTCTTCCGCTGTTGGCGTGGGATTGCCCCAATCGTCGGTTGCGGTCCCACTGTGTTTTATGAGCTTAATTTCGACCGGCTTTTTCATGGGGTAAATCATCTCCGTATTTTTCACTCAGGGCGAGGTGGATTTTCAGGGCGTCGTAGCATCGGATCAGCCCTTCCCGGTCGGGGTTTTCGCCTCCGAAGTGCGCCTTGACATAAATTCCGACCGCCCGTTTGACGAGCTCGTCGTCCATTTTTTCCACACCGCTGAGAGAGAGATCCAAAAAACAAGCCTCGATGAGATTTTTAATCTCATCATCAAAGGCTTGTGTCTTGGCTTGTCTCAGCAAGATCTTGCAGTACGGCAACAGATTTTCAGGTGTCATTTAATCACCTTTTTTCTTAGCTTCTTTCTTTTCCGGTGTATCGTTCACGACGACGCCGGCATCGAGGTATTTTTTCAGGTTCTTGTTCTTGGCGTCGATGGTGGCGTGGACATCATAAAAGACCCCGGTGTCGAGGTCTTGGAATCCACTGACTACTCTGTATGTCATTTATTAGACCCCTTTTACGAGGTAAGCAAAGGCCTTTTCGTCGATTACGCCGCCGTCGTGGACTTCGTAGCCGACAAAATCGGTGGTTCTTTGTTTTGCGTGTTGCTCGGTGACCAGCTTCATGGGCTCACTGACGTTTTCTTTGTAGCCAGCTGCCATGTTGGCGATGAGGATTTCGCCGTCGCCCATGGCGTCCTCTTCCACGACGGAGATGCCAAAGATACGACCCACGCCGCCGGAAGTAACGTCAGGGATAAAGAGCGGGCGTTGTTGACCGTCTAAAATATTAGCGAGCGTGCCCCATACAGTGGCATTGTTGGCGTAGATCTTTGCGCCGTTGACGTAACCGGATTTGATCTTTGCCATGGCTGCGGTGATGTCTTTGTAAGTCAGACCGTCAGCTTTGTAGGATACTTTTTGCGGGGTGTTTTCTTCGGCTTCGATGGCGGTAATGACGCCTTGGGGATATTTGGCATCGCCTTTACCTTTGACAAAGGCCTTGGCTTTGGCCGCGCCCATGCGTTCGCCCAACTCACGGGTAATAAACGGGATAAAATCGGCCACGGCCATTGCTTGGAGTTTCCAAGTGACGGTGACGGCTTTGGAAAGCTCTTTTCCGTTAAGGGTCAGCTCACCAAACTTATTTTCTTCGTCTGCCGTGGGAGTGGCTTCGTCGTAATAATCGGCATCGCCGGCGGGGATGGCTGTTCTCTTAACGTATTTTACGGTGCCTTTGATTCTCGTCGGGGTAACGTCGGCGAGGATCGGGTGGAGTTCCTTCATCTCGTCGATGATTCCGCTGATGACGGTTTCGGGGATGACGATTTCGGTGTTAGTGGTGTTGTGCGTATAGACGTTTTCGGGGTTCATTTCGTTAAAGAGGTTCACTTCGTCGGCGTCAAGGTCTCTTTGCAATGCCACTTTCGCAAAGACTTCTTCGTAATTCACGGCGTTGGTTTTTTCGACAATTTTGTCCATGGGCTTAAGTCCTCCTTCGTTGACAGACATATTCTTCATGTCGGTGATGGTTTCTTCTTCCACATTGAGTGCGTCGAGGTTCGCTTGCTCTTTGGATGCTTCTTCAAAGTCGGCATCCAGCGTTTCGATCTCTTTTCGTTTTTCCGCTGCAGCTTCGATGTTGCCGACATTAATGAGCTCTTGGGCCTCATTCAGCATGACGGCGCGTGTTTCTAAGTACTTTTCTCTGTCCATTTCATCTCTCCTTTAGCTTTAATAGGTTGAGTTGTTCTTGTTCGCGTTCCTGTTTTAATTTATCAATAACGGCTTGCGGGATTAGGTAATCGCTGGCCGCTACTAACCTAATGTCATCGTGTGCGCTGTCTCTGGATAAAATCTCGTCGATGAGTCCGTATTCAAGGGCCTCTTCCGGGATAAACCAGGTTTCATAATCCATGAGCTTTAGGATCTCTTCGCGGGTTTTACCTGTTTTGAGCATGTAGGCGTTGGCGATGGTGTCGTTGGATTTTTTGAGCTGCTCTGCGTAGTGCTCAAAATCGCGATAGTCGCCGCTTCCTGTCGCGCTCACATTGTGGATCATGATTTGGGCCGTGGGACTCATGGAGACCTTGGTGCCCGCCATAGCAATAACCGATGCGGCACTTGCGGCGCGCCCGGTGATCGTCACGTTGACGTTGCCTTTGTGTTGCATCAGGGCCGTGTAAATCTCAGATGCGGGATAGATGTATCCGCCGGGGGAGTTGATCTCGATGTCCACATCCTGGCCGTCGATTAGTTCTAGGTCTTTAGGACAAAAGGCGTCCATTTCGCACCAGTCGTAAATCCATTTATCGTCATTGCTGACGATGGTTCCGTTAATTTTAATCGTCATTTCTTGTCACCTCCCTCGCTGTCGATTTCTTGCGTATCAAGGCGTCGGATATATGCTTGACCGAGCCCGTCGGGGATCGGCGCCATATTGAGTATTGCTCTGACTTCGTCGGGATTCATGATCCCTCTATCCACAAATTGGACGAGACTCAGCTTCGTCTGCATACTTGCAAAGTTAAGGTTCGACGACTCAAAGATGATTCGGTTCCCGAAGCCGCGTTCCCGCCGCGTAAAGATCTTCCGCGTAAATTCGTTCGACATTTGGATAAGCACCGGTTCAATCTCCGCTTCGTAATACGAGATCCACTGATCTTCGTTGTAACTGGACTGGATGATGTTTTCGTTGGTGTTAAAAAATCCATAGATCCGATCCACCGTGCCCTTCGTCTGCGTGGAGTTGGGGACGTAGTCTTTCGGCTCGACTTGTTGGGCGTCAAATTTCGCATCGGTGGCTGCGGCGCCGCTTGCTTCGGAGTCGATGCTCAAAAAGCTGTCGACAAATTCTTTCGTCTGCCGCTTCAAATCCTCCTCTCGAAGGACGGTGTTAAATTTTAAAATCCATTTGATGATGTTGCTATTTTTAATCGCCTTGACGATGCCTTGGTCCGTGGTACTCACGATCTCCATTAGCTGGGTGAGAGCGGGCGCCGGGCTCTCGCCAAAAATGTCGTTGGCGTTAAAGTCCCGCCGTAAATGGATCACATCGGCATACCTAAAGGTGTAATACTTCCCCTTAACTAAAAACCGCAGGAAGATTTCGCCGCGGTCATTTTCTAAGGCCTCCACAGAGGATGAGTTGATCGGATAGATCGCTGTGGCCAACCCGTTGGCGTCTCGTTCGATGAGGGCAAAGGCGTTGTTGTTCAGCGCCAGTTGATTTGCCAGTTTTTCTTGGAGCATCTGCCCCGACATGTACGGATTCGGTTCCTCCAGCAAAAAGCGGATGTAAACTTCCGGGTTTACTTGTGTATTTACTGCATCTTTTCGGATGTGCTTCGCCTCGGCTTTTCCGATGGCTTGCGTTTTCGGGCGGATGCAGGATCTGACGATGTCGGAGGCGTAAAGGTTGCCATTGTAGGTGTAAAAGCCTTCGCCCTGTTCCGTGACAAGTTTGTACTTAGATACCGTCACCGTTTCGTTGCGTTTGCTAAAAAGTCCCATGTCTCACCTCCTCAAATCAAATTAAGATAATCTTCCAGATTGTCCTCCATGACGATGAGTGCATCCATGAGTGATGCCACGCCGTCAATCCGCCGCCGGTGATTGCTCGTCTTAACCAGCGCAATGTTGTCGTTGGTGTCCGTTTTAATCGCGGCGTTGGAGAGGTTCCACTTCGTAATCGGGTTATTGTTGTAGTTGATTTTCTTCGCCCGAAGATCGCTTTCCAGTCGCTTCATCGGTCCCGAAAAGGTCTTTGCGCCTTGGGCCACAGGGAGAGGGACAGGCTTTCCAAAATACTGGACGAGTTCGTCGACCAAATAGGTTGCCGACCATCGGTCATAGCCGATTTTGTAAATATAACAGTCCATTTCATTTTGGACTTCCAAAAACCATTTCGTGATGTCCTTATAGTCGACTTTATTCGTCCCGGATCGCCGCAGCAGTCCCCGGTCCTCCCACACGTCATAGGGGATTTTATCTTCGCGGCTCCGAAGTTCGATAAGATCGCCTGGAAGCCAGTACATTTGCTTGACGTATGTCGTATCGTCGTCGGGTACCCTAAAAGCGATGGTGGCGCACGTGAGGTCGGTCGTCGCCGAAAGGTCGACGCCGCCGATGCAGTACCGCGGTTTTAACTTGGCCATATCGTAGGTGGCCCGGTTGTCCAGTGTCTCAAAAGTCAGCCATGCTTGCGCCGTAGTCTCCGGCACATCAAAGTCTTTGGTGAGTAAGTTCTTAATCAGCTTGCTGTTGGCTTTGGCTTTGTTGACTTTCTCTTCCAGCGCCGCAACTTTTTTGATCGTGCCTAATCCGGGGTTAGCTTGCATCCAGGTTTCGGGATCCGTCCACGTCTTGCGGTCGTCCAACTCGTAGACCAAAAAAAGAGACCGCTCGTCCTTGTAGCCGTCGGGATCGTCGTAACCGTTAATCGTCCGTTCCGCCTCGTCGTAAATATCGTCATAGACGTTCTCTCGGACGGTGCCGGCGGTGGTGGTGACGAGGATGAGCGGCTGATCCCGCGCGCTGGTGCCGTCGACGATGACGTCGTAAAGGTTTTTATCGGTCCACGCGTGGATCTCGTCCATGGTTGCGCCGTGGACGTTGAGACCGTCGAGGGTGTCGGAGTCTCTGCCCACGGGTTTATACACGCCGTCATTTAGATCACAGGTCATTTCCGCGATCAAGGGCTTAATCCGCTTACTGAGCACCGGGGACTTTTTGACCATCCGCTTGGCTTCTAACCAGATGATCTTGGCCTGATCCTTTTTCGTGGCGACGCTTACTACCTCTGGACCGGGTTCGCCGTCGGCGATAAAGAGATAAAGCCCCTCCGCCGCCGAGAGTGTGGACTTCCCGTTCTTCCGTGCGACGATTAAAACCACACGCTGATATTTTCGTTCACCGGTGATCTTATGGACGATGCCAAAAGTGGCGGCGACTTTCGCCTTTTGCCACGGCTCGAGGATAAAGGGCTTCCCGCCCATCTTCCCCTTGGAGTGACGGCAGTAGCGTTCGATAAACGTGATCGCGTGATTCGCCTTGGCCTCGTCATACTCCCATTCGGATTCCGGATCTTCTAAAAAACTTACGATGTGTCGGTATGTTTTAAAGATCTTCGTACTGACCTTGATTCGGTTTTCATTCATCCACCCCCAATAGGCTTCTATGGGATTATTTTTCGTTAAGGAAGTCATCAAATCCATCATCAACTTCTTTTTGCTGCGCCTTCGGGAGTAGGTCCATCAGCTGCTTAATAATTCCCGAGTACCGCTGCACCATTGTGTTGTAAGACTTGAGCGCGGGATGCTCTCTCAGAATTGAGTAGGATCCTTGCGGCATATCGTCGATCGGCCCGTGTTCGTCGATCGATTGTTTCAACTCTTTCAGCGTGGCTTTCATGTACGCGGCTTCTTCGATGAGATTTTTCGCTGTCAGCCGTCTTTCTCGGTCCACGTCTTTGTATAAATTCGTAAGTCGCGAGATCTCTCTCTTAACATCTTTATCTTTTTCCGTCGTCATTTATAATCACCTACCTTTGGCCATTTAGCGGGGGTTATGTAAAAATGTCC